GTTAAAGAACCTTCACTCAAGAGAGTTTTGTTATGTTCTATCTCTTCTTTAGCAGAACCTTCTAATTCTCCAGTTTTATCTAACACAACATTAACACCCACTCTTAGTGCCTGATAGAAAGAATACCCTGCCTTTACACCTTTAATATTATAAGAATTAGCCTTTAAATCTGGTCTAACTTTCATTTTTTTAGAAGTCATAGCAATAAATTTGTCATCTATTTTCAAGAATTTCATTCTATCCATCCTATAATCCCATATAAGCATATGTGTTGCTTCACCTTTGGAATCCCCTGCTCCTTTATTTGGAAAAGCTTTTCCTCCAAATTTTTCCCATCCTGTCATAGCTTCTTTTGCGAAAGCATTGCCCACTTTTGAATTGCTAAAAGCAGTCTCAAATAATTTAGTTATCTGGCTTTTCATTTTTTCTTGATTATCTACAATCTCTTTTGCTTTTTCATTTCCAGTTTTTTTTGCTTCTTCTGGCGACATTTTCTTTAATAGACCAGAAGTAACTTCGGCACCAATAGTTCTAGTATCATCTACAAAACCTTCAACTGTAGAAATAAGAGCATCTTTTAATTTACTCGACTCACCAGAAATCTCTAAAGCAGACAAAATAGTTGCTTTTGCCTCTAATTTTTTACCTGACATTAATTGAGCAGAAGGGCCCTTTACAGAAGTTTTATTACCACCCACCGCAATATCTGCTTTAGATGTATCTATTTTTTTATCAGTGATTTCTTGCCAAGGTTTAGAAACAGACATCTTAGATTGACCAGCACCAGCATCAGATGAGTTGCCAGGTAAAGTTTTCTTACATACTTGAGCAAACTTATATAATACGTCTAATTTTTCTTTATCATTTTTACCATTAGTTGCAAAAAATGGTTTACCACCAGCATCAGCAGCTTTAAGAAACTGTTTAACAGTTTGATCTTTTAATATATTTGTGTCGAAAGTTTTTTTACTAACTCTAGAATTATTATGACAGGCGGCAATAACACCTTCAAAGTAGGTAGACGCACCCTTTCCTTCAGTTATAAAAAAATTCTGTATTTTATCTATAGGTGGGGTATAATTTTCTGTTTTTGGTTTAACTTGCTTAACGCAGTCTTGAATCATCGACATCCACTTTCTCCATTTGTTATTATTTAGTATATTGTAGAAGTTGGTTTTCTAGATAATTGCCCCTTAAATATTTTTCATCCTTTTTTTTGATCACAGACCTATAGTTCTTATAGTCTGGATTAACCTGTTTAGTCTTCTCAGCATCAATCAATCCCCTAGACTCTAATACATCAAATATGTCTTGCCAAGGTTCTCGTATGGCAAATTTTAGTATTAGTCTCTCGTATGAAACCTTCTCAACACTATGCTCCACAGAACCTACGTCTGCCAAACATGCTTCATAAGGATAATCTTTTCCGTATATATGAAGGTCTGGTGTAGTCTCTGGTTCCAGATTAAAATTGATACCTACGATACGTTGATAATCCAAATGCTCTGTCAGTCTTGTGTGTGGTAATTGAAAGGAAAATCTGGGTTTAACATTCATATCAGTTATACCAAGGTCATCCATTATTTCTTCTACAACATGATCACATTTAAATAATTTCCACCACATCAATATTGGAGGATCAAATCTATGCCATCTCCCTCTTTCATAATTATCATAGAAGTAGGTTCTTAAATATTTCTTATCAACCTGATAATTTAGATGACAAAACATCCTTTATTTCCTTAAAAGTTCCCTCTGCAAAACTTAATTTAAATAAATATCTATCTTTAGTAGTATATACAGCATGTTTTTCAGATGTGTTCAAAAGACCCACCCTGTAATAAACCTGTTCATCATTTTCAAAATATATGGGATCGGGGTCTTCTGTCAATACAAAATTTATACTGCATTGAGTGCCACGATCTGTATGAAGACCCAATCGATATCCTTTTTTCTGATAATAAAATCTAGGGTAAGATTCCATTCCTGTTAAATCTGTAAAATATTTTGCGAGAGATAAGGCATATGGGCATTTATCTACATCCTTAACATGCACTCGTAGTTTTTCATAAAATTTCGAAACCTTCTTTTTTAAATGGGGATTCTTATCAAACCATTCAACAAAATCTTCATTAGATTGATTTCCTACATCAGTAAATGGTTTGTACCCTCCGATTGCTGTTGCTTCTTGAAGTAATCGTTTTCTATCAAAGTTAAAATCAAACTTCCATAGACTCATACCTTCCATCCTTCTCCAAATACCTGTCCAGAAGGAACGGGGTCCAGAAAATCTTCTTGACCACTATCTACAAGATCACTTTGTTCTGATATTTTGACATCCGATAATCTCATCCTAGCACGGTCTATTCCTATAACGAATCTTTTGTTTATCGTGGGATCATTATAACGGTTCTTCAACTGCTTGACTGCTATCTGATTAAGTTCATCAAGTTCTTCATTAGAGATCAAAGCAAATAAGAAATCAGCAGTCTGGGGCAACCCCCAAGACTCAGCAGTATCTGTCATATCTACATCTGTAGAAGAAAATCCTGATCTGGTAGTTTGAGTTGCTGTGAATATAGGCAAATTCAGTTCCACTGCTAACCCTCGCATTTCTTCTGCACAACTTTTCACCATTGTATAGGAATTAACATTACTTGCTCCCTTAAATCTACTGGACGCACAAATATTTATATAATCCACGAATACAATATCTGGTTTAAAAGATTTCTTAATAGCAAGTTCTTTAATCAATCCTCTAAAATGACCAGCATGTGCCGAAGCAGTTGGATACTCCTTTACAATCAAAGTTCCAGAAGTGGATTTTATAATCTTTGCAATTTTATCATCAAACATCTTCTTCGGCAAATCATGCAAATCTTCCATACTTATGTTCATTAAATTTGCATCAATCCGTTCTGCGATCCGTTCCTCTGCCATCTCTAATGTAATATAAAGTACATTCTTCCCCTGAGACAAACAGTTTGCAGCGACATGACACATGAACAAAGACTTACCAACACCTGTGCCAGCAAGTGCAATGTTCAGTGTCTTGGGGGGCAGTCCTCCCTTGGTGATCTTATTGAAGAACTCCAGATCAAACGGAATCTTCTCCTCTACTGTGTGATAATATTCATATCGGGAGTCACTATCCAACAGGTAATCGTGGCCAACAGCATTATCGAAACCCACAGCAAGGGCATCTGTGAGAATGCTCGGAATTGCAGATACATCTCTATCTTTATCTTTTCCATCAATGATTTGTATGCCTTTAACAATCGCATTATATACCGCCTTATCCTTACAAAATTGTTCAGTTGTATCACACAACCAATCGAAATCTACATCTGTAGATTTTAGTGTTTTTATAACTTCAACTACTTTCTTGTAGTCTAACTCATTTAAATCTTTCCTACTTTGAACCTCAATTTCTAATGAGGTCTGAGTTGGTATTTTCTTATACTTGTCAACGAACTTTGCAATTTCTTCAAATATCGTTTTCTCAGTTCGATCTGAAAAATAATCTCCCTTCATGTGAGGGAGAACTTTACGTGCATATTCCTCGTTAGAAACTAATTGAGTTAATGCCGTTCTTTCAATCGTCTGATTTATACTCAAGATTATCTCCTTCTATTTGCTCTTCTATAATATCTACAAGAATGTCTCCTATGAGTGTAAAAAACTCCTCATCAAAACTTTCTCTTTCTAATCCATTAGGATCTACTATATCATAATTAAACCTAAAAGGCAAGTCTCCTACATAATCTTCTGATGGTGGTTTTGGTATTTCTACCTTGCCATATTTATAGATAACCCCATGAAATTTACCCCCATTTATACCTATACATTGCCAATTTTTATCATTGTCAGAAACAAAGGTATAAGTATCTTTTATATCAGACATAATGTAAGTAACTCCCTACGATATATTTTGGCACTTTTGTTGGTTTCCCACCAGCATGAACCCAAGGCCAGAGAGGTGGAAATATTAGAAGATTGCCTTGAATGCAAGATGAAGACCAATTGTGTCCTTTTGTTCGAAATAGAGTTTGACCATCCTTGTTATTTTCTAGATATATAAAAAATGCAAGAAACCGTCTGGCAGTCTCATAATTAAGAACATCAACGTGATCTCCAAATTCATCTACACCATCAGGTAAGTATCTTTTCATTCTAACTTCTTCAAACGTATACTTTTCTGGTAATTGCCAAGAACCGTTTAGACAAGTATTTTTGTATTCTTTTAAATGTTTTAAAAATGCCTCTAATATAATTTTTACTTCTCCACCCCATACTTGATATCTTTGCAATTTAATTTGAGAAAACTGCATTACACCCTCTTGATGTTTTTCATATTGTTCTGGGTGATTTTCAAATTTCTCAATCATGCCCTTACATACTTCGGGAGATAATACATCTTTGTAGATTCTACATAGATGATCCATACTTGAACTCCTTACCAGCACACTCCTCAAGTTTCTTCATGATTTCCTCTGTGAAGTATTTTTCTGGATCGTTCATAATAGACTTACCAAATTGTTTTGTTCCATCAGGCAGTTCATAACGAGTAGATACTTTCTTAAACACCTCATACTTTTCTGCAAGGTCTAACAATCCATAATATCGATCAAGTCCTTTATCATAAGTCAATCGAACATCAACCATCTTATTCTCTTTTGTCAAACGAGACTTATGATTCTTACAGTGAATGATATTGCCAATAACTTCAGTGCCATCCTTTTCCTTTTTTCTTGACAAATAAACTATCGAAGAGGCGGCATATTTAAGACCAGAACCACCACCCATCTCTTTCTGAGGAAACATGGAACCAACAACATCATATGTATGATTAGTAACTACCATAGGAACCTTTGCCCGACCTAGTTTCAAAGTTAGAACTCGAAACGCTGCCTTGAGAACTTGTGCTCTTGTCATGTCTCTTGTTTCTTTGCCTTCGGCAGTATCCTCTACTTCCTTTGTGGTGGACAACATTCCTAATGAATCAAGACATAAAAAGAAAGGTTGTCGATCTGACTCAAGATATATATCTAAAATCTTGAGTGACTGTGTTCTAAATTCCTGTACCGTAGTAACAGGAAAAATTGTCATTCTTTCTGCGTCAATGCCTCTATCTAAAATCATCTGTTTGGTGACAGCACTTTCTGACTCAAAGTAGGCAACAGATGCCTTTGGATTTTTATCAAGAAAACTCTTGATTACCCCCATAAGAAAGTATGTCTTTCCTGTGGCACTCTCACCAGCAAGTGCCGTTATCTTATTCGAAGGAAGTCCTCCATACAAACTTCCACTTAACAAAGCATTAAAAATATACGAACCAGTATCTATAAAACTGTCTACATCTC